CCCGTGCCGTTCCTCGGTATGGAAGGTGCAGTTCAGCAAGACGCTGCAATCATTCCATTGATTGAAGCCCGTATGAACGATGCGACAAACGTGATGATGGATGCAATGGCTACAGCCTTGTACACCAACAGCACTAACACGCAACAATTCACAGGACTTCCTGCTGCCGTTTCTGCCTCTGGCACTTATGGCAACATCAGCCGTTCTGCATACACTTGGTGGCAGTCAAAGGCTTACTCAGCCGGTAACGTCAACCCAACTCGTCAAAACATTTTGCAGTACATCTCTGGTACTGTGAAGAACGGTGCTGAAGTACCTTCTTTTGGTGTTTGCGGATTCGGTACTTGGACGCTGTTGGCTCAAGACTTTGTTGGTCAAGAACAATATGTAATCACACCCGGTCACGGTTTTGATGGTGATGCTAACGGTCCTCAAGCTGCTTTCCGCGCTTTGATGGTTGCTGGCGTTCCAATCTATCCAGACCCATACTGCCCAGAAGGTACTGTGTACTTCCTGAACACTAACTATCTCTCGCTCTATGTCCATGAGCAAGGTTCGTTTGTGTTTACAGGATTCGAGTCCACACTTCCAAACTGGCAAATCGGTTATGTCGGTGCTGTTCTGATGATTGCGGAGATGGTTTCGACCAAGCCGAAGTCTATGGCGGTAGTGTCTGGTTACAACTCTTTGTCACTATAAGGAGCAATAAACCATGTCATTAAGCACAAATAAAATCATCTTAGCAAGCGCACAAACCAATACGGCTGGTGCGTATTTCTTAACCACAACCATCACGTCTACTAGCACCGGCAACGGTACTGTTATTCCTGCTGGCGTGTATATCATGTTCCCACAAGCAAACACTTCTGTGATTGCTTATAACGGCTCTTCTAATGCAACTGTTATGGCTGCAAACGTTGGTGGCGTTATCATTTCTGATGGTGTGAACGTATACGCTAAGTCTACGCAAACTGCTGATACTGTTACTCTGTTGGCTACCAATGGTGGTCAAGCAGTCGGTAGCACTTACGCAAGTTAAGGAGATAACATGGCTAACGCTGATTCAGTCGGTCAGTTTAATCTTGATAGTTTTAGCAATGGTCGTGTTGCTGTAGTTAAAGCAACTACTCTCAACACGGCTGGCAATGCTGTCGTGACCATTCCAATCTTGAGTGGTGGATTAACTAACGGTGGTGGTGTAGCCAATTCTGGAGGAATTATTGTTCGTAGAGTTACGTTTCAAAATTCCTCTGGTAATGTGTCTAATGCTAACGTCAGCATTTCAACTACAAGTGACGGTGCAAACCTTGTTACGGCTAACACCGTACTGACTGCACTAAGCACTACTGGTCGTTATGTTGACATTAACGCGGCAGCACCATTCACTAGCAATGTTGTCTCTGGTAACGTAACTCAATGCCTATTTGTGAACGTCAATGCTATTGCTAACAATGGCAATACTGTTGACATTTGCGTATATGGCGATGTCGTGAGCTTCTAATCCATGCAAACCCTATATGTGACAAACAAGTGGGAAAAACCCATAACATTCAACTACGAGTTCAAGCCGTATACCTTCCCTGTGGGGGAAACGGTGGAAGCTCCAGAAGATGCCGTTTGTCACATATTTGGTCATGGTGACCCGAATAAAGAAAATTACATGGCGAGGTTGTCGCTAATTCAAACAAGAAACGACATTCCTGAAGGTTTGAAAATCTTGTCTAAATTTGAAATCTCTGACAAACCGCCTGTGAAAAACCACTTGTTATCCCCGGTGGTTGAAAGAGTACCTCTGCCTTCTAAGAAGGTGGGGGGAAAAGTCAACTCTGAACACGATGGATAACGCATGGCTCAGACACTCCAAGGCTATCTCACGCAAGTTAGATATTTGCTGCATGACGCGCAAGCTAACTTCTACACTAATGACCAGCTAATAGGCTACATCAATAGTGCGCGTGAGCGTGTCGTGCGCGACACAGGGTGTCTGAGAACTGTTCAAGTCTCACAAACTCCAGCTCCTCCCGTAGCGGGTGGAAGCAACCCAGTCATCTGGTCTGCTGGATTGAGCGTAGCAACTGGAAGCTACGTCTTCTCTAACATCTATATTTACAAAGTTGTAACTGGTGGTGTGCTTGGTTCGACCTCGCCTCCCTATCCATCAGCAAACTACGTCTATCCACCGACAACAACTTTCACAGATGGCACGGCTACATTGCAGTACGCAGGACCATGTGAGGTCATTAACTACGCTGCTTTGCCATCAGGGTTGTTAACGCTTGACGTTTTGAATATCAATTTGTATTGGGGAAATTCAAGAATCCCATTACGGTATTTACCTTGGACTGACTTTAATGCTCAATTGCGTTATTGGCAGAACAATGTTCAACGACCTATTTGCTTTAGCATTTATGGTCAATCTCAAATTTATGTCGGACCAGTACCAGACCAAGCCTATGTAATTGACTTGGACACGGTTATTCTGCCAACTGCTATGGTTAATCTGACTGATACAGATACCATCAATGACCCATACGATACTGTTGTTCAGTTCTATGCGGCTCACCTTGCCAAATACTACGAGCAATCGTTTGGTGAGGCTGAAATTTATTTGCAGCAGTACAAGCAAAAAACTCAATCGGTATTGGTATCTGTGTTTACAAGAAGGATACCAACCCCGTACTCAACACCGTTTTAAGATATGGCAGCCGCAGAGCAAAAAAAATCCTACGAGGTTGTCAAACAGTTCAAGGGTGTAAACACCAAGGCGAACAGAACGGCTATTGGAGACGATGAGTTCTATTGGCTTGAGAACGCTATGCCTATTGGCTATGGCAACCTCAAGATTACGCCTACCTACTCTAACGTCGGTAGCGTCACTTTCTCCAATACAGTTACTTTTTATTGTTCAGCCAACATTGGCTTGACTGACTACTTGGTTGCATTTGAAGCAGATGGCTCGGCTGAGTATGTGCGCTTGGACACCAACGCCAAAGGCACGATTGCGGCTGCCGGAACATTTAGCGCGTCAGGGGTCAATATCTCCCAATGGAAAAATGACCGCATTTTGATTGGTGACCCTGCAAAGGGTTACTTCACTTGGGATGGAACAAACCTAATCTTTATTGGCTCTGTTGGACAGATTGGTATTGTCCAAAAAGGTTCAGGGTTTACTTCTGCGCCAGCAGTCATCATCTCAGCCCCAAATTCGGCTAATGGCGTACAGGCTACGGCTGTGGCAACCATCACGGCTAATACTGTGTCCTCTATCACGATTACAGAGGCGGGAACAGGCTATACAAGCTCTCCTACGGTCACATTTAATGGTGGTGGCGGCTCTGGTGCTAATGCAGTAGCAGGGATTACTACTTTTGCAACAGGAACAGTCTCAGTCTTAGTGACTGCTGGTGGCACGGGTTATACCAATGCGTCTAACCTGACTGTCACTATTGCTGGTGGCGGTGGCGCTAACGCTGCTGGTCAAGGCATTGTTTCTGGTGGCATTGTCACCCAAGTAGTGATGACCAATGTTGGTAGCGGTTACACCAATGCTTCTAACATCACGGTAACCATTGCGGGTGGTGGTGGAACTAACGCCACAGCCAAGGCAATCATCAATACTGAACCAGTAGTCGGCATACAGTCCTTTTCAGGGCGTGTTTGGATAGCTAATGGACGCACAGTCACCTATTCGGCTGCGGGGTCGTATAGCGACTTTACGAGCATCTCTGCTGGTGTGGTTACCCTGACTGACGCAACCTTGCACGGCAACATTACTCAACTCTTGTCGGCTAACAACTTTCTCTACATCTTTGGAGATGACTCCATCAACGTCTTCTCGGATGTGCGGGTTACAAATGCTGGCACAACGCTGTTTACCAATACAAACGTGAGTGCGTCTGTTGGCTCTAAGTTGCCATACGCCATTTACCCTTATTTCAGGTCTGTTTTGTTTATGAACAACTACGGAATTTATGCTTTAGTAGGTTCTACAACAACCAAAGTCTCGGATGCTCTTGATGGGGTTTTCCCTAACATTGACTTTACAAGCCCTGTTTATGCGGGTCAGGTGTTGTTGAACAACATTCTGTGCGCTGCTTTCAACTTCAAATATACGGGTGGACTCGGCACTTCTAGCTCTAGTCGGTATATCCAAGCTATCTTTTTTGAGAAAAAGTGGTTTTTTACAAGTGCAACAAGTGACTTGGCTTACATAGCCTCTGCACCTTTGGCTGGCAAGATTAACCTCTACGGCACAAATGGCAACTCTTGTGTGCGGTTGTATTCGGATTCTTCTTCTGACATTAACAGTTATGTGCAGACATCTTTGAACCCAATGAAAGACCCGATACGCACCAAGCAAGCCTTGAAGGTTGGCATTGAAGCTACTTTGACGAGTGCTGCTGAATTGACTGTAACAGTTGACTCTGAAACTGGGTCAAGTTTGCCAGTTGCACTTGGACAATTAGTCACTTGGGTTAATAATCTGAGTAATGTAATTTCTTGGACAAACAACAGTTCTGTGGTAATCACTTGGTATGGCGGTGGCGGGTATACCCTATACAAGACTGACGCAAAACAATGGGGTAAGTATTTGGGCATGACCGTTACATCAACGGGTGCAAATTTTGTAATCAATGGGTTCGAATACGAACACGAATTAAGAGTGAGGTTCTAAATGGCAGTTCCATATACCTTTGGTAGCGCAACAGCAAGTATTCCTCTGTCTCAACTAGACAGTAATTTTGCTACAACCATAACGCTTGGCAACACAGCTATTCAGTTAGGCAATACCGTTACTACGCTAAACAACATGACGTTGGCTAATGTGACCATATCTAGTGGCACAAGTAATCTTGCAACAACCGCAATTACTAACGGCACATCCAATGTAACTATTGCTTCCTCTGGCGGCAATATTGCAATGGCAACAAATGGCACTACGGCAGTCACTATTGATACTTCACAGAATGTGGGGATTGGTACTGCTTCTCCAGGTTATAAATTAGATGTTTCTGGTGGAATAAGAAGCAATGTTAGTGGTGGTACTCCAGCCATTTATTTTGGCGATGGCACATATCAAACAAGCATTACAGGGCAAAGTAACAGCATAAGATTTATTGGTGATGCTGGCGCA